CGAAGTCTGCTAAATTAGTTGTATTAAATTTCATATTTTGCTCCTATTAAGCGAGTTTAAAAAAGTGTGCCATCCGAAGCATGGCACACTCTATTTATACTACAATTTAGAAGAAAAGTCAATAGTTTTTAATTTCTTTTTGCACCAATATTATATTTTTGAACCAGTTCCCACTCATTCTTTTCTTTGTGCGCGATAATCTTAATTTGATTTAGTGGTGCACAGTTTTCGTGTAGTTCTGGATTCTTAATATCTACAAGTCCCCAATCACCAAGTAACTTGGCAATAGTGTTTCTACGTTCTAGGTCATTGTCGCTAAAGTCAGCACCCTTACCATCTAGAGCAAAGAGTTCTTTAAAGTGAACAATGAAGTATCTACCTTGTTTGTGTAGAATATGACAGGACTGGAAAAGAGTCTTTTCCTTCCGCGATGCTACACCAATACGCGAAAGAGTTTCGCGAACCTTTAGAAAGTCATCGGGAGTTTTAAGAGTTATCTCTAGTGGAGCATACCCAGGAAAGTTAATGTCGAAAAAATCTTCAGTCATTTAGTACCACCTTTATACAATTTCTCTTTTATGTATTGTTTTTGTTCTTCAGAGAGAATTGCGAGTGCTTGGCGAGCCTTTACATTGCTATAACCATAATACTCTTTGATCAACTCTACATCAGCATTCATTTTAGGTTTTAACCATTCATTCCAACGGTTTTTTGCCCTAATAGTATTTATAAGAAATGCATTCTGTAGAGCATGCTCTAGGTGGGGTCGAGAATTCATCTCGTTTGCTTGGACGATAGTCTCTCGATCTAGTGAAAGTGCTCGATTAATAATATATGGGTTGTATTGTTTCTCCGATCGCTCATCTACAATAAGATTCTTTTGTTGATTGATATTCTTAACAAACGCAAATGGGCTTATCTTAGCAACCTTCTCAACATAATCTTCTGCATTGTAAATCTTAGTAGGTTCACCCAAACCTTCTAGGATTGCTTCTGTCATTTCCACACCGCAGTTGCCATAATTTCAGTCAAACATGCAACCAGATTAATTTCCTGATCGACCGAGAATGCTGACTTGTATTGATAATCTGCGAGAAGAAGAATAATGGTAGAAATATTTTTAAACTCATCAAGATAACTGTCATAGATCTTACGAATGATCGCATTAGGATCACTATCCATATTATCAACGACCCAAGCACGCATCTTCGCCCAATCTTTACCTTGAAGATACGTCAGCAGACTTTTCATATCAAGATCGCGAGTAGTATTAAGAACACCCTCGTCAATGGTGCCGCCAACACTATAGCGTTGCAGTTCGTTCAAGACACGACGATAATCTGGGAAGTGCTTCTTGAGAACATGGGCAACCACCTTCTCATCAAAGGTGACATTTTCTCCACGAAGAATGTCGGTCAATCGCTTCATGAAACGACCTGCCATCTTCGGACGGTCTGCCTTGGTAAGTTTAAATTCGATGACTGCACAACGACTATGCAGAGGAGAGATAATCTTATCCTTGAGATTACAGGTAAAGATAAATCGGCAGTTGTTTGAGTATTGTTCTATGAACGCACGAAGCGCAGGTTGCGTTGAGTTTGGGTTGAGGTAATCTGCCTCATCAAGAATTACGATCTTAGGTTTACCGTTGAAAGAAACCGAAGAAGCAAACTCTGTAATCTTAACTCTTAGTGTTTCAATATTTCGCTCATCAGAACCGTTGATGATAATATAATCACACCCAAGTTCTTCACAGACTGCACGAGCGATGGTAGTCTTACCAACACCCGCAGAACCACAGAGAAGCATGTTAGGAATTTCACCAGATTCAACAAACTGGCGGAAGGTATTCAATTGTGCATCTGGTAGGATACAGTCATCCAACTTACGAGGGCGATACTTCTCGACCCACAGGAACTGTTCATTGCTCATAATAATCTCCATAATAAAAAAATTGAGTGGCAGTTCGACCACCACCCAATAACAACTCAATTAAGAATTCGCTTGCAACCAATGCAAGATAGTCGTTGAATCAGTCTCGCCATACGGATCAGTCTCACAGTCATCTTCTTTTCCAGGTTCGATAAACCACTTTTCGATCTTACCATTGTCTACAATAACTGCATAACGCCAAGAACGAACACCGAATCCAAGATTATCCTTGTAAACCGCCATTTCCATACCACGAGTAAACTCTGCAGAACCATCAGGGATAACCTTAACGTACTCAAGGTTTTGCGACTCTGCCCACTTATTCATCACAAACGAGTCATTAACTGATAGGCAGTAGATATCGTCGATACCATAAGAGTAAAAATGCATCGCCAGTTCGTCGAATCCAGGAAGTTGGTATGTCGAGCAAGTAGGAGTGAATGCTCCAGGAAGCGAAAATAGAATAACACGTTTGCCTGCAAACAGATCGAACGATGTTACATCTTCCCAGCGATAAGGATTATCACCCTCGATGGATTCGTCTCGAACGCGAGTCTTAAAGACTACACTCGGAACAACTGTTGGTAGATTATCATGCACTTGGATTCTCCACTTGAACATCCCAATCATTGAGAATCAGGAACTTATTAAACTGACGGATGACTTCATCGACACTACCCGTAGTAAATTCAATAGAGGTTGCTCGACCAGTTTCATCAGCATCATATGGAACTCGCGCATTGAAAGTAATTTCTAATTTTTGCATGTTCTTATCCTTATACGACCGACGAGGGTTCCATTGCCAACCAGTATTCCAACTTCTTGGTCAGGTTGTTAAAGTGCATTGCCTTCTTCTTTCCGAGTGTTACCTCATAGTCATCAGCAATAACCTTCAGATTCTCAACCTTCAGTCGGCAATCAAAGTCACCATCTGCATTATTGTCGAGTTCGCGACGGAATGCATTCGCACGAGGATTAGCAGGGTCACTAACAGTCAGAGTTACCTTACCACCCTTTGAGACAACGCTCATCGTCGGAGCAGAAAGAATGGACGCTGCCTTCTGAACCATACCGATTTCAGCAGAAGTCATCTTGAAGGTGAAGAACGGATCAATCTCGAGAGTCTTATACGGAGCAGCAGTAACAACCGAGGGATCAGCATAACCATACTCGAATTCTGACTTGTCCTTGCGAAGGAACATGCTCGACTCTTCAAAATCGATGTCTTGTTCATCCCAGATGCTGAGAAGAGCGAGGAGATTAGGCAGATCATACACTGCGAATTCGCGAGGGAATGATTCGGATACAGTGGCAAGAGTCAGAATGTTCTTACCTTCACTCACGGTCGCAAGAACTGAACCTTCGCGAACGACAATGTTCGTATTAATCGAGGCAAAGTTCTTTAGAACAGCGAGAGTTTCGTTAGAGATCTTCATAATATATTAGTCCTTAATATTCAGAGTTGTTTTGAGAGGTGGTAACGTAATAGTCCCACCATTAGTTATAGTGTCATTGTTAAAGAAAGTCAAGGTATTTGTTGCACTTCCCATACCAGTATAGTTCCATTCGCCTGTTCCCAGAGTCGTCTTAAGAGTCAACCCTTCAGATTGAATAAAATTAGAATTGTCAACATCGCTAAGAGGATCTGCATCTTCAAACTCTACTCGCCAAGGAGGCAGATGATCGTCGAAATCATCAAGTTCGCTGTCATCATAGTCTTCATATTCTTGGTCATGCACGTGTAAAGCAATGATCGCATAATGAATAACCTTCATCAGATCATTGCGCCAGTCTTCGGGAGATCCCTTGTGACCGTAACGCTGAGCATACTTCAGAATATTCCCGACAGTGAACCCTATACCATGACCACCGTCGATGATAAACTCAGTTGCCTGATATTGATTCTGGGAGTAGTGTCCATCATATGTGGAATCTACGTAGTCAGTGATCTGCCGAAGCAGATCACCTTCATTATATCTGTATTCGGTTGTCATATTTTCTCCTTAAAATGGCATTTCTTCAGTTTGGTCAAAGTAGGAATCATTGTTGTCAGTCGTTTCAGCGACAGGGTCGGCATTCACGTCAACCTTGCTATAGAGGTCGAGGAACGCTGCCTTAGTATCGGCGTCAAAACGGTTGACGCACAACTGGATTGCCTTAGAACGGTCGCC